CTGTAGAAATTCTTTCTAAGATCGACATACAAAAGTCTACAAACAGGATCTTTTTTTATGAGCCTTACGGCTATCAGGTCGATTTCCACAAAGCCAAAGACATGACAGGCAAATTTGCTAGACAAAGGCTTCTCATGGCGGCCAACAAGGTAGGCAAAACCTATTGTGGTGCTTGTGAAGTAGCAATACACCTATTAGGCGAGTATCCAGGCGATTGGGAAGGACATCGTTTTGATAGACCCATAAAAGCATGGGTTGCTGGGAATACAACTGCAAATACCAGAGACATTGTGCAAGCAGAGCTATTAGGAGAACCAGGAGATCCAGAAGATTGGGGTAAAGGCATGATTCCTAAAGATAGAATCCTGCAAACAGACAGAATGCCTGGTATTCCTAATGCTATAAGTGCAATTACAGTACGTCACAAATCAGGTCGTAATTCTAAGCTTTGGTTTAAGTCTTACGAACAAGGTAAAGAGCAATGGATGGGTAAAGCCGTAGATATAGTATGGCTAGATGAGGAACCACCCCAAGATATCTATTCACAGGGTTTACGTGCTACGTTAAAAACCAGAGGGCTTATATTTATGACATTTACGCCCGAAAAAGGCATGACCAACGTAGTTGCCCAATTTATGAACGATTTAAAACCAGGACAACAGTTATATCATGCAAGCTGGGATGATGCGCCACACCTTGACGAAGAAGCAAAGCAAGAAATACTATCAGCACTTCCTCCGCATGAAAGACAAATGCGATCAAAGGGGATTCCTGTACTTGGTTCAGGATTGGTATTCCCTGTCGATGAGGAAACTATCAAAGTCCCTGCATTTTCACTTTCAAAGTATTGGCCTAAAATATGTGCCATTGACTTTGGTTGGGATCATCCGTTTGCTTGTGTATGGGTTGCTTGGGATCGTGACTCTGATACTGCATACGTGTACGACATCTATTCTGTACGTGCTGAAACGCCTGTTACACACGCTCATGCAATCAAAACAAGAGGTGATAAGATCCCTTGTGTTTGGCCTCATGATGGGATGCAACATGATAAAGGATCTGGGGAACCGCTTTCTAAACTATACAGGAAACTTGGCGTTAATATGCTTGGCAGTCATTTTTCTAATCCCGATGGTGGTAATAGCGTGGAGCCTGGAATTATGGAAATGCTTCAAAGAATGCAGTCAGGCAGGCTTAAGGTATTTGACCACTTGGGGGATTGGTTTGCGGAAATGAGAATGTACCATCGTAAAGACGGAAAAATCATAAAAGAACGTGATGATATTATGTCTGCAACTAGATATGCAGTTATGTCTTTACGTTATGCTTCAGTTGGTGTAGATAAAAAAAGAGTTGACCATGCATACGGATCTCTGGATCATGAATACAATTTCTATGGTGTACCAGACAATAGAAATGAACCTTTTAAACCAATATCAGCAATAAGGTAATATGGGTGGATCAGTAGGTGATGCATTAAGTGCAGTAACAAAACCTTTAGAACAAGTTGCAAAAACAGCAACCGATGCAGTAGGAGCAACACCTTTAGGTGGAATGATGGCAGGTAAAAACCCATTAGATATGGCTTTGTCTCCTGCTAAACAAGTTATGGAACAAAACCCATTAGAAGGGGCATTTGGTGCTGGCTTGGGTATGGCAAAAAAGAAAGGTATGGGACTAGCAGGTGGTTCAATGCTTACTAGAAGCGCAAAAAAAGCAATGATGGGCTAACATGGAACATATTGAAATATTAGAACAATTAAGACCTTGGGATTGCGAGCAATTTCCTAAATCTAAAAACATTTGTTTTGGTGGTGGTGGTGGAGGTAATCCAATTACCAAAATAACTAAAGAAGTCGGCGGTGGACTAAATAAAGCAGTTTCAACTGTTGCTAATCCTGTTGCTGATTCTTTAGGTAATGTAGGTCAAGGTATCAATGAAGGCATATCTGGAGGTATAAGTGGCATTGGTAGTGGCATTAATCAAATAGGACAAGGAGCAGGTCAATTAGTTGATCCTATGGGCAAAGCCTTGCATCAAGGACTTGACAGAAATATAGGACAAGATTCTGCTTTTGGTCGTGCAATGTCTTCAAATATGCAGGCTATTAATGAAGGTATTAGCCACAATATTAAACAAGTGGGCCATGGTGCAAACATGGTAGGGAATATGGTTATGGGTTTGCTTAATCAAGGTCGTGGTGGAGGTGGTGGTGCTGGAGGTGGTGCTGGTGTTATGGGACCAGCTTCAGGTGGTCTTGCTAGAATGGGAGCATCAAAGCTTCAAATGAAAAAAGCAGGCATGGGAAGAAGACAGACCTATTTAACTAAAGGATAATGGATAATCTAAAGACATCATTATTTGAGTCTTTAAACAAAGAGTTAGCTTCTGTAAAAAACAACAGAAGAAATTGGGAAGAACAATGGCAAAGCATTGGGGATTTGATGTCGCCCAATCGTGGAGACTTTGTTGGCCTAAGAAGTGTTGGTGAAAGAAGACGAGACAAAGTATTTGACTCTACGCCATTGCGTGCGTTAACCAGATTTAGTTCTGGTATGCACAATTTGCTAACACCTTCTTCACAGCATTGGTTTGAAATAACTCTTAAAAATTCTATTTTAAGNCAAGACCAGAATGTAAAGTTGTGGCTTGAAGAATGCACTAGGCTTGTAATAGAAGCATTTAACAGGCCACATAATAATTTTCACCCTAGTATGCACGAATATCTTTTGGATCTTGGTGCATTTGGTACAGGTGTAATGTACATAAAAGACGTTCCAGCAGAAGGACCGCATTTTATGACATTTCCTTTGTATGATTGTTATCTAGCAAAAAATGAATTAGGGAGGGTTGACACTATTTATCGTGTATATGAACACACAGCAAAAGAGCTTATAGAAACTTGGGGTGATCAAGTTCCTGAAAAAGTACAAAAAGCCAAAGAGAAAAACTCAATATACGATAAGTTTGCATGTTGTCATGTAGTCAAACCTACACACACATTTAAAGAACCACCGCAAAAAAGATTTCCTTTTACCAGCGTGTATTTTATGCCAGATGAAAAGGAGGTTTTAAGTATTGGTGGTTTTAATGAGTTTCCATTTGTGTGCAGTAGATGGGAAAGAAACTCTTTAGAAACATACGGCAGAGGGCCAGGAGGCGAAGCTCTAGCTGATGTTAAAATGCTTAATGAGATGGAAAAAACCTATCTTAAAGCATTACAAAAAATGGTAGATCCACCATTGATGGTTCCTGATGATGGTTTTATAAACCCTGTAAGGACAACGCCAGGAGGCTTGAACTACTATAGAACTGGTTTGAGTAAAGACGAGCGCATATTTCCTTTGCCAGCGATGCAAAGATTGGATTATGCGGAAAACAAAATGGGACAGGTAAGGCAATCTATAGAAAAAGCATTTTANTTAGACATGATGGAATTGCCTGGACCTACAGCACAAGATGGCGATGTTTTGAGGTTTACAGCAACGGAAATACAAGCCAGACAAAGAGATAGGATGCAAATCCTTGGTCCTTTGGTATCTAGGCAAGAAATAGAGTTGTTAGGACCAATGATAGAAAGAACTGTCAATATTATGATGCAAAACAATATGTTGCCACAACCACCTGACATATTGTTAGAACAAAAAGAATTTAAGATTGAATACAGAAATCCTATTTCTATAGCAATGCGTGGATACGAGTTGAACAGCATATCGCAGTTAGTGCAGTTTCTTGCACCTATGGCGCAAATAGACCCAACTGTATTACGCAGGCTTGATATTTCAAGAATAGCAGAACTTGGGGCTGAGATCCTGAGAACACCACCATCTGTAATAAAAGATGAAGCCCAGTTTAATGCTGAACAAGAAGCAGAACAGCAACAACAAATGATGATGGCACAACTGCAACAAGGCCAAATAGTAGCAGGAATCGATGAAACATCAGCAAGCGCAGAAGCTAAACGAGCGCAAGCATCAGCAACAATAGCAAGTGCTTAATAATAAAGAAAAGCGTAGAAGGGCTACGTACAAAGAAATTTTTTCTACTGATGCAGGACAAGAAGTTCTTGACGATTTGATGAAGTCAAATTATTTTTTTACTAGCACACAGACAAACGACCCTTATGAAACTTCTTTTAATGAAGGTCGTAGGTCTGTTATTTTAGCAATTTTAAACTATGTATCTTTAGATGTTAATAAGATACAGCAACGTATGAAGGATAGTTATGAGCGAGGAAGCAGTAGCGACTTCGACAACTTCTGAAGCTGGTTCTTACGAATCAGGAGCAGAAACCGCAAGTCCCTCTTCTATTATTAGTGGTGGTGAGTACAATGCACCAAACTTACATTTTGATCCGCAGAGTTTACCTGACGGATTAGCGCACGAACCTTCCCTACAGAACTTTGATTCTGTAGACAAGTTGGCTAAGTCGTATACTCATCTTGTAAAAAAGATGGGAGTTCCTGCTGAACAGCTACTTCGGTTGCCAGGAGCAGGAGAACCAATGGATGATGTCTACAATGCTTTAGGCAGACCTGAAACTCATGAGCATTATGATATGAGTGATTATGCTCCTGAAACGACGGAAAACTTTAGGCAATTAGCACATGAAATTGGTTTAAACAATAATCAGGCTAATGCTTTGTTTAATGCTTATATTGATTCTATTGCTGGACAAGAAGAATCAGAGTCAGAAGCATTTGATCAGTTTGAAGTTGAAAACACACAAGCCTTACAAAAAGAGTGGGGTGGTGATTTTGACAAAAACGTAGAATTAGCCAGACGAGCTTTCATGAATTTTGCTACTCCTGAAGCAGTAGAAATCATGGAACAAACAGGATTGGGCAATCACCCAGAAATCCTGAAAGTGTTCAGTCGAGTAGGTGAACTACTACAGGAAGATTCAGTTCTTCCAGGTTCTAGCACACCTATTCTTGGGGGTATGAACCCTGCACAAGCCCAGCAAAGTATTGATGCTAAAATGGCAGATCCCAA